TATTCAGGGATTGGATGGGAGAAGGGTCATTATACGATCAGAACACAGTGCATTAAATACATTGTTACAATCAGCAGGGGCCATAGTAATGAAGAAATCTTTATGTCTTTTGGATGAGTACGCAAAACTATGGAAAATTGAATATAAAATTGTAGGGAACATACACGATGAAATCCAATCAGAAGTTAAACAGGAAATGGCACAGAAATTTGGCTACTTGGCGACTGAATGTATTAAAGCAGCGGGAGAATACTACAAGCTCGGATGTCCACTCGCAGGAGAATACAAAGTTGGAGCTAACTGGGCAGAGACTCACTAATCACCACCCATTAGGGCCGAGAAAGGGTGAGCTTTCTGAGCTTATAGCTACTACTTGGTTTTGGGATAGAGGGTGGGAAGTTTTTAGAAATTCAAGCTCAACTGGCCCTGTTGATTTAATTGTATTAAAGGATGGTGAGCTTATCCTTATAGACGTAAAGACACATAGCACGGGCTATGGTAGAACAGAAAGACAGAAAGAACTAGGTGTCTGTGTGTTTCAAGTAGACTTGAAAACAAATACGTGTTCTTTTGTGGAGCATAAAGAATGAAAAAAATATATACGGTAGTTGAAGATATTTATAAACTCATGGAGACTAAGGATGCTGACAGTTCTGTAGATGTTGAAGCTGAGATAGAGAAATTTGGGGAGTCCGTCAAGGCTCTAATGCGAAAGGAGTTTGGCAGAGAAAAGAGACAGGATAATAGGAAACTTAGATTATCAAATATAGGTAAGACTGATAAGTTCCTCTGGAATCACTTTAATGGTACAAAGAAAGAAGTTATCAGGCCCAACACCTACGTTAAGTTTATGTACGGCCATTTGGTTGAGGAGATGTTGTTATTCTTTACCCGTATGGCAGGACATAGTGTTACTGACGAACAAAAGAGATGTAAAGTAGAAGGTGTACAAGGAAGTATGGACTGTAAGATAGACGGTATTGTTACTGATGTAAAATCCGCTAGTTCCTTTGGCTTTAAGAAGTTTAAGGACGGAACCTTGGCTATGGATGATCCCTTTGGTTATTTGGATCAGATAAAAGCCTATGCCCATTCAGAAGGAGAAACAGAGTTTGGGTGGTTAGCTATGGATAAAGTAAATGGAACCTTAACTTACCTAAAGTATGACCTAAAGGATACTCAAGCACCCATTTATGACTACATAAAGGGAGACATAAGGGATAGAGTTAAGCATGTAAAAAGAATAGTAGAAAACCCAGTAGAACCCGAAAAGGTATGTTTTGATCCTGTACCGGATGGTAAGTCAGGAAACTTAAAACTACAAGCAGGGTGTTCTTATTGTCAGTTTAAAGCACATTGCTATCCTGACCTAAGAGCATTTGCATATTCGGGTGGGCCTAGGTTCTTTAGTCATGTTGAGTTTGAACCTAAAGTTATGGAGATATCCCTTGAGCCAACAGTATAGATCAGGGTTAGAAAAACAAGTTGCTTTACAGTTAAAGAAGCCGGACTATCTTTACGAACCGTATAGATTACCCTATGTTACCTATAGGCACTACGTTCCAGACTTTGTACATGAAAAGAAAAAGATATTAATAGAGTGTAAGGGATTCTTTAGGGCAGGAGACATACAGAAATACAAGGCAATAAGAGACTCCCTAAAGGACGAAGGGTGGGAGCTTGTGTTTATTTTGTCCAGTAAGAAGAAAAAAATTAGAAAAAATAGTAAGACAACTATGGAAGAATGGTGTGCAAAGGAAGGCTTTTTATGCTATACTGCAAATACACTTTCAGAATTACATAAGCACATCAAGGATAAGAAACCATGTCTCTAACTTTTGAGGAATTAAAGGAAGCCATAACAGAGGAATACGATGTTACTTTGGTTTGTGAAGCTCTTGATATTTCTGTAGAGGATATACTTGTTGCTTTTGAAGATAGGCTAATGATGTGTGTAGATAAATTTATGGAGGACTATAGAAATGACGAGTTTGAATGATGTTACTCCCGAAGAATGGGATAGAGTAACAAGAAATAAAGCCAGAGATGAGATGACAAAAGCAAATATTAAACACAATCATGGCTATAATTTAGAAGAAAAGAGTGATTCAGTAAACAGACCCAAGCACTATAACATGGGTGGTGTTGAGTGCATAGAAGCAATAAAGGCCAGTATGACTACATTAGAGTTTCAAGGATACTGTAAAGGTAACCTTATGAAGTATGTTTGGAGATATAACTATAAGATGAAACCCTTAGAGGATTTACAGAAAGCAGCGGTTTACTTAAACAAACTTATTGAGGAAGTACAGTAATGGAAATGGATCAGTATCAAGAGTTTATACATAAAAGTCGTTATGCTAGGTGGCTACCAGAACATAAAAGAAGAGAAACATGGGCAGAAACTGTTTATCGTTATGTACAGTTTTGGAGAGACAGAGAACAAATAACTGTAGCAGAAGGACAGAAAATATATGAGGCTGTTTATAACTTAGATGTTATGCCCAGTATGAGATGCCTAATGACCGCAGGTAAGGCGTTAGACAAAGACAATGTAGCAGGGTTTAACTGTTCCTATCTACACATAGACCACCCTAGAAGTTTTGATGAACTAATGTATGTTCTTATGTGCGGTACTGGCGTAGGCTTTAGTGTAGAGAGAAAGTTCATTAATAAACTTCCTGATATTGCTGAGACTTTTCACAATACTGATACCACTATAGTTGTAGCAGACAGTAAGATTGGTTGGGCTTCTGCCTTTAGGGAGCTAATTAGTTTACTTTATGCAGGTAAGATACCCAAATGGGATATGTCTAAAGTAAGGCCGTCAGGAGCTAGACTAAAAGTATTTGGTGGTAGAGCTAGTGGGCCTGACCCTTTAGAGGATCTGTTTAATTTTTGTGTAGGTATTTTTACCAAAGCAGCGGGTAGAAAACTAACATCAATAGAGTGCCATGATGTTGTCTGTAAGATCGCTGAGATAGTGGTAGTGGGTGGCGTAAGACGTAGTGCTTTAATCTCTTTGTCTAATCTGTCTGATCCACGAATGGCTAAAGCTAAGTCAGGAGATTGGTGGAGGAATGAAGCACAAAGAGCATTAGCAAATAACTCTGTAGCCTATACTGAAAAGCCTGACTTTGAATCCTTTTTGTCTGAAATGCAAAACATTTATGAGAGTAAGGCAGGTGAAAGGGGAATTTTTAGTAGAGTAGCCGCACAGAAGATAGCCTCTAGGAATGAAAGGAGAGAAGCAGATAAAGACTTTGGAACTAATCCTTGTAGTGAGATTATCCTAAGAAGTAATCAGTTCTGCAATCTAAGTGAAGTAGTAGTTAGATCCCAAGACACCCTAAAGGACTTAAAGAGGAAAGTAAAAATAGCCTCAATCATTGGAACACTACAGGCTACCTTAACTGACTTCAGGTATCTAAGGAATAGTTGGAAAAGAAACACAGAAGAAGAAGCATTGTTAGGTGTGAGCTTAACTGGTATAATGGATCACCATGTATTAGCAGGAGGGGAGCCTTCAGAGCTTCCTATTTGGCTTGAGGAGATGAGAGATGTATCTATTGCAACAAATAAAGAATGGGCTAGGAAACTGGGAATTAATCAAAGCGCAGCTATCACCTGTGTTAAGCCAAGTGGCACTGTGTCTCAGCTTGTTAATTCTGCTTCTGGTATCCATCCCCGTTTTTCTAGTTATTATGTTCGTAGAGTTAGATCGGATGCAAAAGATCCTCTTGCTCTATTCATGTCTAACAACGGTTTTCCTGTTGAGCAAGATGTAATGTCCCCGTCTTCATTGGTCTTTTCTTTCCCTGTAAAAGCACCACATGCCTCTGTTACCGTTGAGGAAGTAGGGGCTATGCAACAGTTAGAACTTTGGAAGGCTTATCAAAACCACTGGTGTGAGCATAAACCAAGCATTACGGTTTACTACAATGATGATGAGTTTCTACAGGTAGCCCAGTGGATATGGGAAAACTTTGAAATATGTTCAGGTATTTCTTTGTTGCCCTATAGCGATCATGTCTACCAACAGGCTCCCTATGAAGAAATAGACCATGAGAAGTACAAAGAAATGCTAGAGAGTATGCCTAAAGATGTAGACTGGGCTGACCTAGAAGCACTTGAGACAGAAGACAATACTATTGGTTCTCAAGAGTTAGCATGTGTTGGTGGTGCTTGTGAGATAGTTTAAGGTAAAACTTAGGGGGCTTTTTGCCCCCATTTTTTTATTCTCTATTTTCTTCTTCAGAAGAATCATCTACAGTTTCTAACGGAAGTTTAAGCATTTCTACAAGAAACGCACGATCTAAAGCTAAACTTCTTTTCATTTCGTTATTTCTAGTTTTTTTGATTCCGATATCTATTGTCCTTAACACTTTAGAAATAGACTCCCTTGCTTTAGGGCTTATCGTTCCTCTTTTTATAATAAACCCAAGTGTTCCTGCCGTACCTAAAGACGCTAAAGCAGTAGCTACGGGGCCACTAAGTAAGAAGGAACCGCCAAAACTGGCTGTAGCTGCAATCCCTAAAGGAGTTGAAGGAAGATTAACGTCCATGTTTCTTAAATTCTGAAGAACTCTCCCTACCGCTGAATCCGCTTCGTCAGCACCTTTTTCTGCTAACCTTTCCTTAACCTTAAAAAGAAGGTTTTGTTCTCTTAATAATTTTCTGAATTCTACATTAGTTCCTATTGGCTTACCGTCTAAGTCTGTTTTTGCTATGGACTTTTCAACGGCACCATTTAGAACATTTCTTATTTCTCTAGTCGCTAGTGTGTAAGCGTTAGCAGTATCTCCAAAAGCATCCCTAGGTTGTTTGTTTAGCCAAGCATCTAACTCTTTTCTAGCTCTTAGTATAGACTTAGGCGTTACTTCTATGCCAGAATCAAGTTTTGAAATAATCCTTTGAGCCTCGGCAAATATTTTCTTAGCAACATCACCAGTAAGACCACTAATAACTGGGTTGTTTTCTTTTAAATCTTTCACGGTGCCTTTTAACTGTGCCACTAACTCCGGTGTGTTTATTTTTTCAAAAGATGCTTTGTCTAGTTGTTGCTCTAATAAGTCTCCCTTTTTAGCTATATTTTCTACAACTGCCTGATAATTACCTATTATTGTGTTTTGTTTTTTTACTTCTGGCGTGTTAAACAAAACAGCGATCATTTCATCTTCTTCTGGTGTGTTTAAATATACATTACGGTTTAAACCTAAAGATCCTTGAGTCTGTACCTTTTGATCTACTCTTTCTAATCTGGAAGAAGCCGTGTCTTTAGGAGTTATTAGCTTGTTTAAGAAATCCTTAGTAGGCAATGCCCTCAATTCTGCCGCCCTTAAATCTTGTTCTTCTGACCATTCTCCAAAAACTGTTTGTTTATTATTAACAGGAGACTTCAAATTGGCAGGTTTATAGATTTCCGCTACATTGATAACAGCTTCAATATCTCTAGCGGCATCAGGAAAGTCTTGCTTAAAAGAAGCATAAGCATCAAGTCCTGAGTTTAGTGCTGAAAGACCCGACGAATATATAGGAGTATCTTTTAGAGAAGAAGTTAATATTCCCCATGTTTCAGCCAGTTCTTTTTCGTAGCTATCTGGAATCAACTCTAAAGCTGTTAGTCCCCCTACTTTTATAGCAGATGAAATAGGTTCAGTAACTAAAGGTACTAAGCCTTCTGCACCTGCCCTTAGAAGCATACTGGGATCAGAAAAGCCCTTTAAACCTTGAGGTTGCCCAGTAAACATACTGGGTTTATTCATAACACTAGAAACAGCCTCGGTTATTCGTTGAGGAGTTTGAGCATAAACACTTCCAACATTACTCGCTATTTGAGATATTTTTTCTCCGTAGGTAGCTTCCATAGCAGGACGAGCTTGAGGTGCTGTTTTTTCTTGTTGGTTATTTTTTAAGACTTCTTGGTATGCTTGATATTCAGAAAGTTCTTCTTCTGAGTCTACCCTATAAGTTTCGTTTCCAAGTTTAACATCATAAGAAAAAGACATTTTATTGTACCCTTGTTACTGTTACACCCGTTGGTACTGTTTGTTGAGGAATAACTACTCTATATGCAGATAAGTCTATAGTATTCTCCCCTACAGATTTTTGAACAAAATCTAAGCTAGTGTTGCTTCGTTTAGCGGCCTTTTGTAAAGCATCGCGTTCAATAGCTAAAAACCTTTTTAAAGTTTCTTTAGTTAACGTAATATCTCCTGCAATTACTTCCTTTGCAAATTTTACATCATTATCTGATAAACCAGTTCCCGCACCCAAAGCACCCGTACTTAATAATTGTACAGTTTTTCTTGCCCTGTTAATAATAAATTCTTCTGTAGCTGTTATTCTTTCCTCTTGATTATCAAAAACAGGTATTCCTACTAAATCTGCTACTTTAGCTATTGAGGTTTTATACTCAGCACCAATACCAGTAAAAGCAGTATCTAGCACTTCTTCTGCTTGTGCATTGGCCGTCCACTGTTCTGGAACATCTTGAGCTATATTATAATCTTTAAAAAACCTTTTACTAGCTTCCGCAGCAAACGCACCTTGAGTTTCATCCGTTAAAGTTTTATTTACAGTAACAGCAGGAGCTACATTCAATTCTGTTGGGTTTTTCCAAGAATCTGAGGTTATATCATATATTTTTCCTGCGTCATTAACTCTGTACATTACAGGTTTACCATCTTTGTTTGTAAAAGCCTTTAAATCTGCTTTTTCACCTTTTAAAACAGTCTCTATAAATTGTTGGGGAGTAAGACTATCATAAGCTCCTGAGTTAATAGCGTCTAATACTGGTTGCCCTACGTTTTTATTTTGTGCTAGTGCTAGTTTACCGCGTCTTCCTTGTTTATTTAAAACATTTTTTTGTTCAATTTCTCTTATTTGTTTTGCTGCTTCTTCCATGTTACCCCCTTCCCTTAAAAGAGAAGAAGTAGAAGAAAGACCTAGGGAATCAGCTTGAGTAATTAAAGACTGTCTTCGTTTTTTTTCTTGTTCCATTACTGCTTGCTTTTGAGCCGCAAGTCTCCTAAGTGCAGCCGCTTGTTCTGGTGCTACACCTTGTATAGCCTGTGCTAACTCTAAGTTGCTTGTGGCCTGACCAACAGCTTCCCTTGCCTTTTCACCTTCGGTTCTGAGATCCCTTCCCAAAAGACCACCCAATGCTCTACGCATACCCGCTTGGTTTACTGTTCTACCTTCTTCTAATGCACCTGCTAAATAAGGCAAAGGTGTTCCTGAAGGTAAATTAGCGGCATTAATACGCCCTTGCATCCTTGGACTTTGAAGTGCGGGGATACCAGTTAACAATCCTGCTATGTCTACTTGTGCCATAATTATACTTTCCTATTTAAAATATTGAAAAAAGAAGATCAGCGAGATCTTGATCTCTTTTAGACCTTTCTGCGGCGGCTAATTCGGATGCCTGTAGATAACTTTGTAATCCCAAACCGCCTAACTCTGCTGTACTTGACAATACTTGCTGTTGTAGCCCTGCGGGTATCTGAGCAACACCTCTGCCTAACTCTAGCATATCTAAGGCTTGTCTTTGTGGCTCATAAGACTCACCTAATAATCCCTGACCTAAGTTAAAGGCTTGTGTCCTTTCTTTTCCTGCTTGGGTCATTGCCATTAAAGCATCAACAGACCGTTGTTCCTGAATTGCTTTATTCATAGCTAATTGTTCAGGAGTACCACCATAGGCAGAAGTCATAAGCCCTGTCCTACCTTGAGCTTGTATCTTTTGGGCTAACTCTGACTGCTCTCTTTCTTGTTGTGGTTGTCTTAAAGCAACTAAGTTATCATATATCTCTTGTTCCCTCGTTGCCCTATCTGCACCTATTTCACCAAAAGCAGACTCTGCTTGAGACAGTAGACCAGACTGAAGTGTTTGTTGTTCTGGGCTAAGATTAACATTAAAACCACCTTCCGCTGTAGTTTCAACATTAGCTAAATCAGAGGTTACAGTAAAAGGTTGGAAAGTTCCCCTTGTTTCTGCTTCGTCAGCTAACAAATTAGCCATTGTTATAGCTGCGAGCCCTACGCCTTCTGTCTCACCTATATTTTCGTTCGTTAGATAATTGCGTCCTAATGTTTCCAACAATTCGGATAAACTACTCATAACTATATCCTCTTAACCTGTGTTTTTACTTTTACCAAATATCTCATTTATTTATTACTCTCTCTAAGCATGTTAATGATTAACGTAGTGTCTGCTCTAGCACCTCTAATATCGTCCTGCATGCTGTCTATTTTTAACTCAACAATAGAAACTTTTTTGTCCAAATCTTGAATACTTTCAGCGTTGTCTTTAATTTGAGCTTCATTTTCTGCAATATTTTTTTCATTGAGTTCAGTCGAGAGTGTGACCTGCGACCAACTAATAATAGATGCAATTATGACAGTGCCTAGTGGCAGCATAGAGATAAGCGTTTTAATGTCTACGTTCATCGTTTTTGTTCCTTAAAAATTAACAATGGTTTTAAAAGTTTACCAAGGTAAGCCAGTCGTTTGTGTAGCGGCACGATCAATTTGATTCTGGACGCGAGCGGTGCGGTTAGCTTCAATGCGGGCTTTGGCTTCTTCCGCTGTCTCTTCATCTTTAATAAGACTAGTCCAAATCCAACCCAAAACGTCAGACTCTTGGAGATCGTCATATGGTATGTACGAGCTGCTAAAAGCATCGTATGTGCATAGTAGCTTTCCGCCTTCAACCGCTGTGTACGATGGGGTAGTGTCAGATACCGCTGCACAGCTCCAGTATGCTTTAATAACGCCACCGTCAGCGTCAACGTGTGTCATGTCGGTCACCGACCAAGTTGTTGTTATAGCCATGATTTATCTCCTTAAGCGGCTTCTGCGGCGGCAATAGCGGCATTGATGGTGGACATATCTTCACTGCCCCAATCATCCATTGCTACACCTGCTGATAGGTATCCTGAACTTCGCATAACACGCTCTTTAACTTCTTCGTCTGTCATGTCAGAGCAGAAATCGTTGTCTGAATCTAGGGCGTTTGTAATGACGCTTACACTGCCAAGCATTGCGCTATACATTTGTGCTTTTTCTTCTGCGGTTCGTTCTATTTCGCTCATGATGCTGTGTATCCTTTTCCGGCGCTAATCGCTGCGTCAGTAGCTGTAAAACTTTCGCTACCCCAATCATCTTTAGCTTTCATAAGTTCAAGGTGGGCTACATTTCTGTCAACACAGTCTTGACGGTCTGCGGCTTTTTTATCTGCCATAAAGTCACCCGCAATTATGTCTGTAATTAGACTAATGCTGTGACCCATTGCGGTGAAGTCTGCTGCACATTCTTCTGCTGTTCGTTCTACTGTTTCTTCACTCATAATTATTTATCCCTCTAAGGTTTCAATTCTTGCGGTTAATGATTCAATCAAGGCTTGTTGCTCTTGGATGGCTTTGACTAGGATGGGTACAAACTTGCTGTACTGTAAGCCCATCTGCTTGCCGTCACCTGAGTGGCTAGAGACTAGGTTAGTGTTGTTGTCTTTGTTGTAACCTGCGGCAATCTCTAAGGCTTCAACTTCTTGCGCCTTGAAACCTATATCCAACCAATCTTCTTTGTGGGTTCCATCTGGAGTCTGTGCATTAAGGTCATAGTCTTCAGCAGTCTTGTCACCATACTTAGAACGCTTGTCCCACTTGTAGGTTACAGGCTGTAGGTC